GCCGCCACATCCGCACCCGCAGCCCTGATTCTGATTGCAAGTGAAGATAGGAGTTCTGCCGTAAACGGGAGTAGTGGGAACAGGGCAGTTGTTCAGCCTGTTGTAAAGCTGATCTACTTCATTCGAGAAGCCCTGTGCGATGAAGGCATTCTGTGCGACCTGTGAAGCCGCGAGATCCTTCATGGCTATCTGCTGACGCAGAGCCGAGATTTCATCGTTCTTCGCGTCGATCTTGTCCTGGCAAAGCTGATCTTTAATGCTCTGAATGCCGGAGTTCACAAGATTGAGGATGCTCTGGGTGTTCTGTGTGCTGTTCGCACGGGTAGCGCATTCTTCAGCTGCGATGGTGTACTTCACATCGCTGATGGCCGCGCGGTTGTCGCATCCGACTTCCGCTAACTGCGCCTGAACTCCGTTGAATCCCTGTGCGTTAGCCATCTGTGCCGCGAATGCTGTCTGCATATTTGCGATCTGTCTTGCGTTTGCTCCCTGTTCTACACCGGAGAAGCCATTGGCAAGAGCCATCTGCATATCTCCGCAGCAACCGCAAAGCTGTGTGCTGAGCGATGCGATGCCATCACGTACCGATGTGATGTTATCGTTAATCATCGCGTCTCTGAAGCCGTTGTTGGTGTTGGTGTTGATGTTCTGCTGTCCGGTCAGGAGCCAAGGGAAATCGTAATTGCCGCCGCCAAAGCCGCCGCCGAAGCCGTTACCCCAACCGCCGCCCGCGAACAGGAGCAGAAGGATTATCCACCATCCATCACCGCCGAAACCGCCAAAGCCGCCATTACCGCCGCCATAAGCGGGGGCTACAGGCATGAAAAAGCCGTTTCCGCTGCCGTTACTTTCTTCAAGTGCCATAAAAAAAGTCCCTCCTATAGTTTTTTTTAGGTTAGGGGCTATCCACACATAGATAGTCCGCTATATAAAGGTGCGCACCCTTATTTCATAAACATTTTCCGCATCTGCATAGCGCGGTTGACCTGTTCCTGCGATACCTGATTCGTGTTCAAAAGATGCTGAACTATGTCTTGCGGATTGCTCGGCATATTCTTCGGGAGATTGAACCGTTGCGAGAGCATCTGCATCGGGTTCTGCTTGATCTGATTAAGCATCTGCATCATCTGCATGGGATTATTCATCGTCATAGTCCACCTCTCTTACGGGTTTCTTCCGTGTCCGATCCTTCAGGACAGCGATATCTTTCTTGATTGCCGCTATAACGTCCTCAAACGGCTGTAAATCGGTTTTAAGCACATAAGCCGATAAATCTATGTCCTTTTCCTTTGAGGGACTTTCTGTGGCTTCTGTGACGGCGGCTACATCCTCTTTTACAAGGCGATACCGCTCAAAGGTTGGACGGTCTAACGGACTGTTCCCCATCGTCTTTGTATAAAAGGTGTTCGGCTGTGATTCATCGCGGAACGTCACGCTGTTGCCCGGTGCCACGGGATACAACCTCGCTTCGTTCTCGTTCTGGACGCCGATAAACCCGCCCTGTGAGTTCGGCTGTGCCTGATATGCCTGTGCGCTTTGGCTCGGCTGATATGAGCCGTAAGGATTCGGATAATAATACGGATTGTTGTAATTCATAAACTAGCCCTCCAACAGTAAACGGGTACTTCATCGCCAGAATCCCATGAATCGTAGTAATCGCCGTTTATGACGGCTACAACATGGCTGCCCGTACCCAACACGTAGATTCCTTCGGGGTGATCGTTCGCAAAATCTCTGACCGTATAGCAAGCCGGACACGTATTCGGAATCGAACAACGGATGTATCCACGCTCTTTCAAAAACTGACCGATAACGTCATTGGAGTTCTCCATGTCTCCCATTTCACGGCCTATGTGATACAGTTCATCGTATATCTCATACCATGAGCGATCTTCTGCGGCGGCTAAAGCCCTCACGGAACAATCGCCCTTGCGCTTGTGCTGTGGGTTCAGATTCAACTCTACAAACACTTGTCTCACCCCCTTGTCTTGAATCCATCATAGCAACAAAAAAGAATCCCCGCGTGTGAGATTCTTTCATGCTTTTGGTATGTATTTAGCAAGGATATTGTTAGAAAACTGTTGAAAAACTATTGAGCATCGGCTTTCCCATCCCAATACTCGCAATCATAATCGGTGATTGAAGCCGTACAGAACGGGAGCTTTGAGATAAGAGTCTTTCCATCCCCGAATTTGAATCTAGGGATATCAACGTCATTGTCGGTACGATAATCTGAATACACATACCACTTGCCTAATACGGAAACCTTATCAGGCAATTCGGCCCATTCTTTCACCGTATGGATTTCGGGAAAGCAAGGACACTTTTCATAATCACACATTCTAGGTCCTCCAATTTAGTACGGTAACGATCTTCGTTCGCACTCTGCGCATTATAACCGATACCGTGGATTCTGATATATTCAGCTCCATAGCAAGCTGGATATTCGATAGGTCTTTAGCCTTTAAATCGAAACACGCACGTTCGAGGTCTGTAAAGTTACATTGTTCTCGAAACAGCGTTAGCTCCGGCTTTGTAAACGAGGATATTTTCACGTTACCCCCTTACTGATTCTCGCCTTGCTTATTGTAGTTATAAGCGGAGATACCGATTAAAGCACCGAGGAACGCATTTATGGCCACGATAGTAGCCGATATTTCCTCACCATAGGGAATGTGCCATATCGAGAACACAACCCGTACAAGAGTCGCTAATGCGGGTAAAAAGAACACGCAAACCCACTTCAAAATGTCAAATACTTTGTTCGATAAAATCATGCGTTTACCTCCCTCTCTAATTTGTCTATGCGCTGTGTAAGGTTTGTCACCTGAACCTCGATAACGGGAATACGGGATGCAAAGTTATTGTGCTTCTGCACTTCCTCTGTGAGATTATTCAGTTTTGTTTCGATCACGGCTTGCTGTTTATCCAGCTTTGCGTCAACAGCCGCATTATTCTTGTTGGACGTTACGATAACAGATATCACCGTAATAACCGAAGCTGTGATTGAAGCAAGTCCACCGATTAAAGCAATTGCGATATTTCCATCCATGACTCTTTACTCTCCTATCAATTCCACAAAAATCCCATCTTCTCGGCTGTGTTCTTTCCCATGATTCCATCAGGTTCAAGGCCGTTGTTAAGCTGGAAAACTACAAGTGCATCATCCGTGGCAGAACCGAATACTCCGTCCGTTTCAAGCCCCGCGTTACTCAATTCATTAAGTCTCTGTTGTAAGGCTTTTACGTCCTTACCCTTCATGCGCTCACCCTCTACAAGCCGTAACTGTCGCGTCATGTGGTAAAGGGTATTCACAACAATAGCAGTATGGTGTCCAGCTCTCACAAGGATATCGCCCTTTTTGAGATAATCAGGCTGTTTGGTGTACTTGTTTGAAGAATACACCTTGAATTGCTTTGTAGCCGTGTACCTACTCTGCATATTAGCTGTGCGGGTATCCTTCGGGATAGGCAAGCCGACATAGTTTGCGCATACCGTCATAAGGGATGAGCAATCGCACTCGCAAGCCTTGTCCACACGTCCGCAATCAAATCCAACGTTCTTTGCGTTATCATAGAGGGTGTACCTATCGTCTTGTCCGTAACCGATCTTGACGTTTCTCACGGCTTTACAAGCGTCACTCGCCATGCCGTCCTTTATCTCGGCTGTTTTAGGCCGCATACACACATCCCATCCGTTACCGCTCAAATACCAATCCTGAAAGCGTAACTCGCCTTGCGTATGTGATGCGTTAGCGGTTTGGTTTCCCGGCTGTCCGCCCGATGAATTTCCGTTTTCATCACAACGGGCATGAGCGAGGGTAACAACGTAAATCTCCTTCATAGAATCAAATCGGGTTTTTATAGTGGTTATCCCGCGCCCACTTTGCAATTCCTTCGGGTAGGGATTTGCACCCTACATGAACGTTCCATTGGAATTTTACTGACCCGTCGCGTTCACAATACGTCTGCCAACTGCGTTTACCTATTCCGCCACCGAAGGAAGTGGGAACAAGAATTATTCCTCTGTCAGTTCTGCGGGTGTCTCCTCTACCTCGCGAATCCAGTTCTCAAAGAAAACGCGGTTAAGCGAACCATCGGTCACAAGGATTGACAAACCGATAAAGTCAGCATTTCCGATAGCATACGCCATTTCCTGATGATACTTTAACTTCCAAGCATCTGTTGAATTGTAGGTAAGTGATGCGGCTACCACATCACCAGTCTTTAAGTGCTGAACCATGTTGAAAATGTACATTGTTTAGTCCTCCTTTATTTATAAGTTTGCTATTGCTGTCTTGAATGCCGCAAAGTCTGCCGCATTAGTAGCCGCAGAAATAATACCTTTAACTTTCTCCGTCAACTCCCTATTCGTCATAGCATACGGAACGTAGGTATCGTCGGATATCGATGCGTCACGAATCATGGGTTTAAACGTCAATGTTTGCGTTAAAACTGTACCCGCAAGTATTCCAATCACAATTTGAGCGTAAACGCTATCTGGCGAATAGTAGCCACCATTAACGGTTAAATCTGCCCCATTTCCTGTATCATCCGGGCCTAATGGTTGTGCAGAATAATTTGAATCTATATAGGCTGTTCTCATATAGTATGTTGATGAAGAACCGCCTTGCGGACAGCCACTTAATATATAATTTCCATTTTTCAAAACGCAACCGTTAGCATAAGTGTTGTATCTCGAATGTAATGTAAATGTGGTTGTTGTGCTTACAGTAAAAGGATAACTAGCCGCTTTTATCGTAATTGTTCCATCCCCGTTGTCAGTAAAGGTTAGACCGTTTTCTGTTTTTGATGTTTCATAATACGGATAGCTATTCAGATTCTTTCCGCCCGTGTTGTTGTAAAGGTATTGCATAGCCCCGTTTACTTCATCAACAGCATCCTGAACGTCTGTAGCTGTCAAACCGCTTGCTGTGTTGTCATAGGAAATATCAGAAGCGGAAGAAGCCGAAGCACCGTTTACCCACTCACCGCTGTTGGCATCGTAAACAAGTGCCTGACCATCTGTAGGCGTAGTGATTGTTACATCGGTCAAGCCGCTCAAACTCTGGGATGCAATCGCCTGTGCCTGTTCCTTCCAATACTTCGCGTTGTTCTCATAATACGGCCCGCTTGTAACGGGAACACCTCCCTGTGTGCCGTTGGCGTAACCCTCGGACTTCAATCCGTTCGCTTCTGCATCGGCAATAGTCACCGCAAAAGCGGGATCGAGTTTTGAGCTGGTGATGGAGCCGTCAATAACGCTTGCCGAAACAGCACCACTCGTTACTGTAAAATCGATTGTCGAGCTGTCCGTGAACTCATACTCGGTTATCAGGGCCGACATATCGATGTACTTATACGTGCCATCTTCAAGCTCAATGATAAGGTTCTGATAGTGCGGAGAAGTGGGATCATCGTCATAGTCAAAGTTAATAGCAATCTTCTCCAAAAGGGTATCAATCGTCTTTGTGGTGTTATTAAACAGCGTAAAGGTGATTACACCCGTTGTAGAATTGAGCGACACATCCTTGAATGCCAACAGCATATCACTCTGTAATGCTTTCGTGGTGTCAAGGGTGATTATTCTATCATCCAGCGTATCAAGCTCACCATCGTACTGATTCAGGTGGGTATCGTTTATCGCCGGAGCCTGATCGTTCACCCATGTAATCGGCACATGACACTTATTCATGGTGCTTTTCCTCCTTTTCCTTATCCCATTCTTGTATTATTTCAAGCACTTTCGCCTTAACGTCAACCCATCGCGTGAGTGCCTTACCGATGTGGTTTCCTTCTCGGTCAATGTATTCTTCTGTCACGGGGATATTATCTATTCTCTCCATCAGATCCCGTAACGTCATTTGCGTTCTCCTGCGCCTTTATTCTCGCTTGCTCTTTCAATGCTCGGTAGTTATCCTCAACGCTGTGCCAAAAGGCAAGTACAACGTATCGTTTGGCTTCATAGGGCAACGGCGCGTTATTGAACGCTTCGACAAGGGCTTTCTCTAATTCTTCCATGCGGACTCCTTTATGACGAATAGGCGTACATGACGTAATTCGTGCCATTGATGTTGATTGTCTGCAACTTCAAATCGTATGTATCACTTGTTCCTACGGCTGTTATATATTTACCAAACGTTACGTTACTGCTTCGGTCTATCTGTCCGCTCAACTGACTTACACCTATCGTACTAGCCGTTGTCAAAACAGCGTTTCCAAATACTTTTACACCCGTATTATCAATAACTACATCCCCGCTACTTCCTGACACAGTAATATTTCCAAGTCCGATTGATACTGTTCTAGTCATAAGCGGGTTATAGCTTAAAAGCACACCATTGTTCAACTCTACTGTTGATGTTTGCCCTCCAACAGTACCCGTGGATGTGATTGATGACGAACTAATACTTGCGCCGCTTATCGAACCACCGAACGTAGCGTTACCATTTGCATCAAGCGTCAGATTAGAAGTGTTTATGACAAGCGAACCTGAACTACCGAACGTGATTCTGTTAGCGGCTACTGTGATATATGAACCAATTTCATCATCCAAATCGCTGACAAGGTTTGTTTTGGTAACTTTCAACCCTATTTCTTGTGCGGTTTGGTACGCATACGAACCGACAACCGTATCGTCCAACTGTTCTTCCACGTACACTTCCAACCCATCCACATCGGCCTTGATGCTCATGGTCTTGTTGGCAAGCTGTTTGAACTGTGTGCCGATGCTGTTCAGCTCTCCGCTTATCGTCTGCTCACCACTAGCCGTGTAGGTGTCTCGAAGTGCCTGAATCCCTCGCATTGTCCTCTGTAGGATGTAAGTCACGATTCCTCGGTAGGTTGTAGCAACTCTAATCGGATCGCCAACCTCGAACAGCGGATTGCCAACGGCATTTACTGTGGCGGGCCGATAGTAGCGGTTTGTAATCTTCGCAAGGGCGTTCGTGGCTACTGCGGTAAGGTCTGCACCCGAATAGCCGAACACAAGGAAATTGCCCGTGATGATGTATCTGTTTCCGCTTGTTCCAACCGTTACACCCACATCCTCGTCATTGGAGCGTATCGTAAGCTGGGTGATTGCTTCGCTGTTGTAATCTTCAAACTGAACGTCTATGTACCGCGCCTTGCTCATGGGCGTTACGGACGGGTTCACATCTTCGGGGTAGAGCGTGTCACTCGGATAGAGCGTTTCCGACGGGAATAAGCCATCATCTATTCCGGGTGACAGCTCCACGAACCTGAACTTGCCCTCGTTGGTTATCGTGCCAAAGCATCCGTTCAGCTCACATATCGCCCTGATAACGTCCGCTCCGCTCAATGATTCGGGTTCAATCGTCCGCTTTAATACCGCGCTATCATTCGCAAGAGTCACGCTCTCGGCTGTGAGTCCGAAGTGCGTCATAAGGTTTGCCCTGAACTGCGCCATTGTCTTTGTAGATGAAATGTTCGGTAATTCCGAATTGTACCATCCCGCTACATCGGCATTCAGTATGTCATACATCGCGTCATAAGCCGTGATAGTGCGCTTTGTTCTGTCGGACGATAATTTATCCTCACTCACCTTGAAAACGCCGATTTGGAGCATTTTAGACGCATCAGAATCGGGTATCAGATAAACCTTTAAGACTTTTCCCTTTAGCGTGGGAATGTTTTCGTGCATCACGAACGTTATGTAGTTACTCTCACACGCTCCGAACCTTATCTGATTCTCGGAACAGAGAGATTGATGTAACTCGAACCCTTCCTGATCTAAAAGGTCATTCGTGATGGTTACTGTCTGCCCCGCTACCGAATAGCTTGTGCCGCTTACTGTAACTGTTCCGTCCGTTATCAGCAGATTCTTGTGTATCGCGTCATTGTAGAAATAATCGGGATCGCTATAAGGAATCATTGTTCTTCTCTCACCTTCTCCCTCTGTTACGTTGCACTAGACGAACCATATCCGATAAACGCAAACCTCACGGGATTGTATCGGAGTCCGTTCGCGTCCGCATATCTGATACTGAAATTCACATCCGAAGTCAGATAGCAAGTGTCCGTCTTGTATGCGTTTTCCTCCGGCATATAAGCCGTAACAGTACAACTCTTTGCTTTTGCGCTTGTGAACTGCGCCCTAATGCTACTCATAAGCGTTTCAAAGTCCGAATTGCTCATGTCGGGTGTCTCCCACTCGACCTTCATAATGCGTCTGGGTGATACCGCATCACGATGGAGCATTCCGTCCGCGTCTCGATAGCTGTCGAAGTCCACTACCGACCACACGCAACTGTATGACTCGGCTTTGATATACTTAAAGGGAACAGTATATGTTCCTATTTTCACAAGATATCCTGAATAAGCCATAAACCGTTCCCCTCTTTCGTTTTGTTAATATGCAAGATTGCCCGTTGCTTTTGTATAGTTATAGGCTTTCTTACGAAGGAATAAGAATACATCATCCCCCGTTGCGGGTTCAAATCCCGCAAGGCCGTTGCTACCACCATTCTCTCTTAATGCCTGGCTCATACCGGCATAAGCAGCCTTGTAAATAGCGTCTGTCATTTGGGAAGTATTCGCTATAGCCGAACTCTTACCGATTGAACCCACAAATTCGGGGCCTCGCTCGCCTGCGTAGAAAAGACTTCCGGGCTGGCTCACTCCGCCCGCTGCCTTAACAGATACCGTATTTCTATATGCTTTCGGATCTACTAATGTATAATCGCCAACATTCGGCATACGAACATACACATCCTTGCCAGTACCCGTAATGTTCTTTGTGCGTGTCTGCCCTTCTATGCCCGAACCATTATCCGATGTAGTATCGCCAAACTTATAGCTTGTGCCACCATGCAGTTTACCGCTTGAACTCGATTCCAACGTAGAGGCAAAATCCTCTTGCAATCCGGCTATCTTACCATCGCCGTTAACATCCCATCCAAGAGTTTTTTCAAGCCAATTCACGGTCTTATTGATAGAACCTTTAACGTTACTGTTCCACCATTGCTTGATCTTTATCCATGCGTTTTGCAACCCGGTCAGAATACCATCCCAATTAAAGGCTATTGTACCTGCCGTAAGAAAACCACCGCCGATAAGCAACGATAATCCCCATGCGATATGCCCGGTAAACAATAACAGGATGCCGCACACCATTGAACCAACTCCGATAGCCGCGAATAACGGTGCGAACTTCTGAAACGCGGTTTCAACGTCCGATCTCAAATCATCCCAATTCAAAGCTATATTGGCAGCCATAAGCACACCACTTGCAATCAGCATCGAGATACCTCTTAATCTCTGTGTCGGGATGAACAGTAAGATAGTACCGATTGCCGCTATGCCTACAGAAACCGCCGTAATGAGTTTCTTATAGGACTTAAAGGCTTGCTTGATATCCTGTCTTAACTCCGTCCAATTGAACGCTACATTTGCCGCCATGAGAACACCGCTGGCGATAATCATTGAAATACCCCTCAACCGCTGTGTAGGGATAAACAACAGAATCATACCGATTGCGGCAAGTCCGACAGCAACCTTCGTGATAAGTTTGCGGTAGGATTTAAACGCTTTCTTTATGTCCTCACGTAAGGTCTCCCAATCCCAATCTACCGACTCACCAATCAGCAGACCGCTGCTTATCATCATTCCCAAGCCAAGGAGCTTGTGTGCTGATGTAAACAAGAGGATTGCACCGATTGCAAGTGTTCCGATTGCACCTAACAGGACAAGGTTCGTATCGCTGATGGCATCCTCGATCTCCTGTTTGAGAGATTGGAACTTCTCGCCAACAGCAAGCATCTTCGCAGATACTTCAACTTCCTTATAGAGTTTGGAGTAATCTGTTTCGTCTTTCTTTTTGCCGTTATTAGCGGAAAGATTGTTCAGCTCGTCAAGACCAAGGAGCTGATGCTTGTACTTATCAACTGCGTCCGCCGCTTCTTCCCACTCTTGCGCTACATACTGCGCTTGCAGATATGTCTTTTCACCATTCAGGGCCGCAAACAATTCGGTTAGCCATTCTGATATCTGACGAATCTTCTCAATCAGCCATGTAACGGCGGGTTGGATGAACTGTTTAAACTCACCCCAAAATGCGCCAAGCTGGTTTATCATCTGTGCCGTAACGGACTTCAAATGATCTAACGTTTCGGCTAACCTTTGGAATGTTTCACTCTGTTTGCTGTACTGATATGCGTTCTTTAGTCCTTCGCTGAACGCTTCACCGACAGCTTTCAATGCGGATCGTATTGCCCTATAAAGAGCGATTCGTCCGATTGACTTAATGAATTTACTGAATATGCCTGTACTCTTATGGGTTTCTTTTCTCCACTCTTTAAACCGCTCTGTGAGTTTTTTAAAGGCATCGGAGAGCTTACCCATAAGATTCACTCTCTGCTTTACTTCCGCCGAATTTCCAACCGAAATGTCTGTGCGTGGCTCGTCTATACCCTCAAAGTCTTTGTCGGTATAGTCCATTTCCACAACCGATGATTTCCACTTCGGTTTACGCTGCTGATTCTTCTGCGCTGCCGTAATAGCCATCTGTACGGAACGAATGTCTTTAGCAATACCGCCCGTACCCTTTAACCGATTTAAGGCTGACGCATACTTGTGCATGGCAACAGCCATATCATTGAGCCGTTTTACTCCGACAGAATCAATCTTGCTCAAAGCGTTACTCATATCCGTTAAACTGCGGGATATCTTTGTGCCGTAATTCTGTCCGTCCTTGCCCGTCTTTCCTAATGCGTCACGAACTCTTTTCAGGGCATCAGTAAGAGTATTAAGGGCTTTTGCCGCATCGGTAGCGTTGGCGGTTATTTTGACTTGTAATGTATCAATCGTTGCGTTTGCCATCGTTCCTACCTCAATGTTGTCCGTGCTCTACCCAAGCAAGAGTGCGCTGCTTATTCTTTTCCAAAGCAATCTTCTGTTCCGCTTCTGTCAGCGGGAAAGGTTCAGCCGGATAATCTTTAGGCTTACTACCCTTCTTACCGCTTATGCCAAAAGCTAATGCTTCTGCGACAGCTCTTACTCCGTGATAATTGTATAGACCTTGCATCCATTCTTCCTGATTTTTCATCTGCACCCGCAATTCGTGCGCTTGTCGGTAGGAAACCACAAGCTGTGGCTCACCATCCCAAAACAATTCATACGGCATACCGATTGCAAGATAATAGGGCAAGGCCATCATAAACGCTTCTGTATTTGACAGCGTAGCATGAGGACTTTCCTCGATATTTAGAACTCCGCTGTCATACTCGCGTTTTTTGCCGAATCCTCTGTCTGTACCAACGCATTAAGCGGGATTGCATAAAGCTCGACAAGTCTCTCGATCATCTTCTCCGGCATACCACATAACTTCTCATAGAGAATCTTGTCCGTATCTGCCTTGCTCTTTTCAGGATGGTGCATTCTGAAAGCATAGAAGAATAATTCCTCGATCACCGTGATGCTTACTCCGCTCTCGTCCATAGATGCAAGATTAAATCCTCTTGACTCTGCGAACTTAACGCTGGAACGATTGAACTCCAACACAAAAACATCGCCGTTCTTTTCATCCTTTAAGATGATGGGCTTTACGTTGGATAAATCAGGAGTCTTTACTTCCTGTGTCTGCTGTTTCTTTGTAGCCATTGTTTTTACCTCCATGTAGGTTTTATAAAAAACGTAGTAATCGGGCGCACATGGACGCACACGAAAGAGCTGGCGAACTCCTGTCCTACGTTTTCAACACTTTAATCGCCGCTTACGAAGCTGTTACGGTAACTACGATCTTGCAGCTATCGCCGTTCGCATCCTCGCAAGTGATAACGCTTGTTCCGACCTCAACACCTGTGATGGTAACTGTGCCTGAACTCTCAACTGCGGTTGCCGCAGCGGGGTTCGATGAAGTAACCTTGATCGTACCCTGTGAGTTGGTAAGCGTTACGGTTGTGGTCGCTGCCTTAACAACTGTTGCTGTGGTAGCGGAAGGTGTAATCTGTGTGCTGTGTGCAAGCCATCCGCCGTATTCCTCGAATACAACCGATCCCGTGAGCGTGGATGCGCTGTTGCCCTGAATACCGCTGTTACCAATCTGCTTGGGTGTTCCCTTGAAGAAGAACGATTTTGCTGCGTTCGGATAGCAATATTCCCACCATAAGCCAAGGCCCGCAGCCTTCTTGGTTTCCGCCTGTGCAACCATCGTATTCCAAGTATTGATAGCCGCATCGGTATGATTCATGGTGAACTGCTTTTCTCCGCCGGGGTCCTGACGCCCAGGAACATAGCGAGAAATTTTGTCCTGAATATCCGATACATCAATCGTTTCAAGAGAAAGGGAGATTTCGGGTGCTTCGATTACGTTTGCAAGGGTTACAAAACCGCTTGTAGGCATTGTTCCCGAAGTGGACTCAAAAGCATACTTGACTCTTGCGCCGACAGTAATGATCTCATTCATGCCTATTTCCTCCTTGTTATTTAATAAAACTGAATCAATTTTGTGTAACGCAACGTATAGCGATAGATCGTGCGGTCAACGTTCGGTGTGGGGTTACTGTACGTCTGCTCAAAAGCCATATCGCACATTTCCGCGTCAATCACTTCTCGGATTTCCTTTGCCTGTGCCTTCTTGCCTGTGCGGAGATTGGAATAAATTTCAACTGTGTACATCAAGCTTGCCGACATAGGCTGTTCCTTTGTGAATGATACTGTTCCACTCGGTCTTGCGTTTTCATCTTCCACGATTGTTACACTAGGGAATGAAGAAGGGGTTTCAACCCTCTCTCCATAAACTGAAATACCCGTAAAATTGCTTCGGAGTGCGTTAGCAACGCGATTAAATACCTCGTTCTCAATATCGATCACGTTCTAAACACCCCCTTCGCATATCTAGGCATTTCTCGTCTTGCCGCCCATGCCGAATGATACATGAACAGCGTTGCGGGAATACCAAATGTGTGATGGCTTTCATAAACGTTGTATGTACCATTAGCCCATTCAGCATCGGAATCGAAATACCAACCCTTGGGATTGCTACCCAAGCCATAGCCGTACTCACCGATTCCGTACATTCCCAGCTCTTTTGCGTATGGATGAACGAACTCTCCCTTTTCGCAGTTATTGGCAACTACGCCGGTTCCAAACTCTAACCAAACCGCCGCACCGCCAACCTTAACTGTTCTAGTTGCGGTGTACTTTCCATCCTGTTTCTCGGTATGGAGCGATGCGATTGTCTCACCACTCCAAACGTGCTGTTGCAATTCAGCTCTTGCGTTGTCCTCGGCTGCTTTAGCCAAGTGGTCCACAACAACATGAACTTTAGGCATGAAATCCTTTTGGTATAGCTCCAAAAGTCTGATGGCTCTATCAAGGGATTTCTCGTCAAGGTCAATGTCAAGCGTCATGTAACGGTCACTTCCCTTATCGCATAGGTAATGCTGTTGATGCTCCTTGCCACCGACACAACAACGTAGTTATGCGGCTGTTCCACGTTATCTATCACAGCTTCTTTGTCTATCCAAAGCCGTGTTGACTCCGCTATCGGGCAAGTCATATCATGCGTTACCATGGTTTTGTTGTAATTTAAGTTGATACCGAACTGTTCTACGTCCGCCGTTCCTCTCGCCGCCGATACCGAAAGATAGAAGGCAACGGGCGTGTCATACGTGATGCTGAACTCACCCGTATTGTTGCCGTAATCATCAAGTATCGGTGTCTTTGATTTGTAGAGCGAATAGTAGATTTTTGATCCGTTGCGCTGCGCCGTTCTCACGATGTAATCACCGCCCCGACGCGTACTATGGGAAGTACGTTGCGATGAATGTAATCAAGCATATCCGTTGCGCTGAAGTAGCGGTTTATGCCGTTCTCATTGTGCTGTGTCTCACCCTCTGCTCCCGCATGGGTATATCCGGCAACAACGGCATATATCTGCGTTACTTCGTATTTCACGGGTACTGTTGTTACGTCCGTGGGAACTCCGCCGACCTGACTATATATCCAATTCAGTATCTCGTTTTTTGAAAGCGTCAGGTAGTTAGTCAGCTTTTCATCAGAAGGCAGAGAACCGCCGTCTGACAATAGCGACTTAATCATCGTTAATTTTTCAGCATCGGTCATATTCTCTGCCCTCCTAAAAATGTCATATTAGGCTCTCTTACGTCCGCCCTTTTTCTTCTCGGTAGCCGCCTGTTCAACTTCTTCATTCGGCTTTACTTCCTCGGCTTTTTCCGTCTTGACAGGCTTAACTTCGGGTTCTGCCGATTCAGCGTAATGCCGTCTTAAAAGCATTCCCATGCTTACGCCTTCTTGTAGATACGAACGATCTTGCTCTCATCGTAGAGGTAAGCAGCGAAGTGCTTGCTTGCGGTGAATACGTTGGTGAACTTCGTAATGTCACGATCTGCTTCTACAAGGGTATCTCTCTTTAAGAACAGACGGAGTGCGCCCGGCTTAACGAGGTAAATATCTCCTGCACCTGCACCCGTGGTCTTGAGCTTGTTGCTGACAACAACCTGACAACCCTGATACTCACCTACGATGCCCTTAACTTTGATCTCTGCTGCAACGTTAGAAGCAGGAACCCACGAATTTACATTCGATCTCATAGCGGTGTAAACAGCAGGAGAAACGAGTGCAACGGTAGGGCCGTCCTCGATGTCCTCACCGAACAGCTCCAGAGCGGAGATAATGTCGGTATCGGTAGGATATGTGGTGTTGTTTGCGGTGTTGTAAACGCGTCCAGCGGTGGAAAGAGCGTGCATAACGGAAAGCATTTCGTTGTCAACGCCCGAAGCGATTGCAAGTGCAAGCTGTGAAGCGGTCTCACCGATGGGATCGCCATAGCCGGAAAGTACGGCTTCATCTGTCAGCTCTACGCCCTTCGCAATCTTGTGAATCGTTACGTTCACCTTGCTTGCGGAAAGGATCGAAGTGTTCAGAGCGGTGTTTTCTGCAAGGGTACTTGCATCACCGATGTACGCCCAGCTAGGAAGCTGAATGGTATCTCCGGGCCTGCCGGAAAGTGTGTTATCTACTGTTGCAAGGGGTGCAAACAGCATCTTATCAACTAATTTCTTGTTAATCATATCCGCCATAACTTCGGGATTGATCATGTTAGCAAGTAAAGTAGCCATAATGTTAGTCTCCTTATCTGTCTGTTATTTAGACAGCTCCTTATACACATCAGGCTGCTCATTAAAGAGCTTTACCCTCTCTGTGTAATTCATGCTGTCAAACTGTTCTTTGGTAATGGAAGGTGAACCAACGTTACCAGCTCCCGGACGGGGCGTGTTACGGATCGACTCAGCATTGATTGCCTTATCGTGAGCCGTAATGAACTCGGAAAGCGAACCCATGAAAGACTTGAAATCCTTGTCAAAGAATGCTTCTGCGGCCTTCTTTGCGGTTTCGCTATCGAAACCTGCGCCAACGAATCCGGCTTCATGCTCGGCTAATGCCTGTGAGCGTTTCAGGGCTTCGTTCTCGGCCTTTAAGGACTCGATAAATTCCTTTGTCTCGGCTGCCGCCTTCTCCTGTTCGGTCATACGAGCCGCAAGCTCCTTCTTGTACTTACTTGCGTCTGCGCTTGCGTTGCTCTGCGCTGCCTTCAACTTCTCGTTTTCTGATCTCATTTTGGCAAGCTCTGCCTGTAAAGCCGTAAGGTCTGCGCTAGTTTCCTGTGCTGTCTCAGTAGCGGTTGCGTCTGCACCATTCATCATTTCTGACATATTTAATTCTCCTTTGCGTTATTTTTACGTCTTTCTCTAGACGCGCCAATGGGGTACGATTATAGTCTTTTCTGACTTTTGCGAATTGTTTTAAGTGGTTTCCCTACCACTTTGTTTTATGTCAATCGGCTTATACCGACTTAACATCATTCTTAATATGCTTTAACCAATCCTTGAACGTTACCTGATCTACACGATAGCCGCTGTCATAAGCCGTAACCCTGGCTTGCATCAGCATTTTGCCTATCAGCTCAGAATCACACTTCATAAAATCGTGGCTAAACTCCTGATAGAACTTCTTAAATTCCTTCTCGGCCTTCTCCATCAGCGGCTTGCTTGCGGCTTTGGTGAATAACGGCTGTTGGAAGTCACAATAGCAATCCGCCATTGTAGAACATACCGATTCGTAATATTCATCCATAAAGCCGTTCTCTTTAAGCTGACGGCAAGCAAGGGTACGCATCAGGATAATCTGATCGTATTTCCGCAAGACAATATCCTCTCGGCCTTTTCGGACGGTAGAATTTTCGTTCCAAGCCCATAAGTAAATCGGGGTTTCGATGTACTTTGTCTTTTGGGATTTCAGGAACGCTATCTTGTTGAACAAACTGTCCTCGCAGAAGTGCAAGGCGTGATTGAATCTCAAATTGTTATCCAACAAGAACTGTCTGCGGTATGCCTTGCCGTGAATGAATACCTGATTCTTGTCACGGCGGTATATCTTCCACCCTTCGCCAATGGGTGCTTCTTCTATAAATGCGCTATAAAAAATGTCAAACCCTTCCTCTATAGCCGAAAAGATCAAATGCAAGCCGTAATTGTGGATGAATCCATCGTCACAATCGCAGAACATCACGTAGTCCGTGTCTGCGTGTTCGATGCCGTAATTACGGACATACGATAAACCACCATGCGGGGGAGTATGAACTTCAATGTCATAGCTATACTCACCTATTTCTTCACGGGTTATCGCCCCATCCTCGCCATCGTTGACGAACATCACCTTAAAGTCCTTCTTGTTGATGCCGTGCTGAATGTCGATTGATGTAAAGAGGAACTTACATAAATCGATGCTTTCTTTGTAATGCGTTACCACGATTGTAAGTCTCGCCATACTTACGCTCTCCTTTAGCTATAAGCAACTTCGCAGCGGCAATTGCAATCTTCTTCGGCTATTCCCCACTCTCCCGGATACAATGTCTGTCCGCCCTTGTAAGAGTAGAAGTAATCATCAATGCCAACCGTAACTCCTTCGAGGTAGAAATGCGTGTCTCTTACTCTTTCATCCAACATCGTAAGCCACGTTTTCTTCGTAGCCCCTACCTCTTTAGCCGCCTGAAACGCAACATCATTTCCTATGCGGTGCGCTTCCGTCTCGGCTATCCTTGCAACGTCATATCCTGTGCCGCCGTTGTTGTACCAATCTGTTACCCGGTCTTTCCATGTAAGACCATCTATCTTCTTGTATAAGACTTTTTCTATCTGCTCCGCTTGCGGCTGATAGTCAGTACCGAACTGTTCGTTGATACTGACTACGCCGTTCGCGATGGCAAGTAAGAAAAGATCGATTAAATCCTCAATAATTTCATCAAGGCCGTACATATCTGCGACAGGGGTGTTTGACGCATCTTCGTACTTCGCCCGAATGACGTTCAACTCGTCAAGAGGTAGGATTCTCGTCATTCTCACTCACCGCCGTTTTCATAGCCGTTTCCTCGGCCTTTGTTGCCTGTTCTTTATACCAATCCATGCCCATGTTGTAGGCATCCTGTGTGTCAATGAACATTCCGCTTGCTTCGTATGCGCATTGAGGATGTATCTTATCGCTGTTAAGCATCGTGATAAGCGTCTGACTTCTCGAAAGAATGTCCTCATAATTGCGGCGGGTGAATTTCACATCAACGTTGTTCGCATCCAGCTCGAAGCCGTCAAGAACGCTGTTGCAGATACCAACGGCAAGGTCAAGGGTTTTCTGTTCAGGCTCACGGAACATCATTTCAAAGTCCTGCGCCCTTGTCTCTGCGCCTTGCCATCCGTTCTTCAAGATAACCGCGCCGTTGTTGGAACTGTCTCCTGTTGAACCGTTGCCCTGACTAGGCATACCGACAATCTCATTGATCGCATCGAGAATGTCACGCTTTAATGTCTCTATCTGATCCTGATTCAAGGTTTCGCTGATAACCTTCAAATCAGCCTTGTACTCTCCGATGGATTTAAGAACTACCATTCCGGCTTCTCGGATGGTGTTCGCCGTCATATCTTCGGGGAACTCGCAATTGTAAGCCACAAGAAGGCTCTGTACGAACTGTGCCACCGAATCAAGGCGGTTGCTCTGTAAGTCATTCAGGCTGTCGAGCAGCGGAAGAACTACCTCGAATGCTCCGAGCCTTGCATTGTTAAGCGGGTACTCAACAATCGGGATTCCGTCAAGACGATAGGTTGTATGCGCCTTGATGCTCGGACTCTGCCAATTATTTATCTCGAAATACTCTCCCAACGATGTATAGACGTAGAATGTCTTATCCTTCGTCTTGTTATCCTCGGTGTAATACACTCCGGCAAGCGGTGTCTGTCCTACATCGTTGCGGTAGATAACAAACGCATTTCGGGGATCGGGGGTATAAATCTCGAAGGGAACTCTTGCATTGGGATTGTTAGCCGATAAAACCATACGATAGCCCGTACCGCAGATCATCTGCCACTCTACAAGCTGCTTATCCTTGCTCGGCTTTCCCGCCTTGCGCATAAGATCATTGAGAACCGCAATGGCATCAGACACCGAATCATCAGATACCGTGGAAACGTACTGAATCGGTTTTCCAACGGTATAGCCCACGCGAAATGCAACTATGGCGTTCGCCCGGTTCTCGGTGATACGTGAGCATATTTCGGGCCGTATCTCCTTCACACGCTCCAAAATGGGCTGACAGCCCTTGTAATACTTGTAGAGGTATTCAATCTCCGTCCTGTTGGCTTTATGGGTAGTGTAGGCATCAGAAAGAACGGCTAATACATTGTCAGCCGTGATAGCACTCTCGCTTGTGGTGATAACTCTGCGTCCGAAATAACCCATAACCTCACTCCTTGCTAACCTATAGAGACAAAAGGCTACGTTTATCTCCCATAGCCGGGAATAGGGATTCCAAATTTTTATGAAGAAAGAATGTAAAAATAATCCTTTTACTACACTTAAATTCTACGAAGTGGCCGATAGAAATGTCCATAGAAGTAGGCCCATCCTGTCTGACATTCGTTGTCTATATGTCCTGGATAAGCCGATAGAAAAACGCTATTTATTTTTCGAGATTCAGGCAAAAAATCGAACAAAATATCGAACAAGGTAATCGGATAAGTATTCGGAACTTCTGTCGGAAGGGTATTCGGTTAATCTGTCGGATAGGTATTCGGATAGGTAATCGGTTGCTCTGTCGGAAAGGTAATCGGAAGGGTATTCGGAAAGGTACTCTAATAACCGACAGATCGTCCGACAGAACTTCCGTAGGAACGTCCGACAGAACGTCCGAGTATAACAAATAAAGAAAAGAATATATAATAAAGATAAAAAAGAAAAGAAACGCGCGCGCGAGAAGCCGACAATTAAACCACATAAAAACACCCCTAACTCTTGCACCTATACGGTGCAGAGTAGGGGATAAAAGGAGAACGAAAATGAATTAAAACCGTCTGCGTACAATATCGACTCTTGCCATTCCGTTATTATTCATATCACATAATCCGGCGAGACTATCCGCTGCATCATCATGTAAATTCTTCTGAGTGAAACTAAACGTCTGCAATTCGTTGATGAACAAATCATACTCCCGGCCACGATCCTTATCACGCCGGAATCGTATCTCTCGAATGTCTTGCTGGAACTGTTCTATCTTCGATAATTTACTGATTGTGTTCGGCGCACGTTTGGAAGTGACGTTGCAGCTATAACCGATCTCTTTCAGTTTTGCGCTCACTTCATCGGCATAACTCTGTCCGCCTACATTCGCTTCAAACCTTACCTTCCTTACGGCATCCTTCTGTAATCGAGCCGCAACAATCGGTACGGTCACGCTCTTGTCTTTTCTGCTAAACACTACATCATGGATATAAACCTCATGCCCGTACACATACGCTATCGGCATTGACAGGCTATCGCCACCACCAAAGGCCACATCGCAGAACGCATACACATTATCCGGCTCTCCATCAGGAAGTACGCCATCATACCATGTAAGCTGATCCTGGGTGAACGGCATACCCTCTTTTTGAATACCGCGCTGCAAATACAGACAGGAGAATGTCACGGGATCGAGCTTCTCACGAATCTGCGCTATCTTTTCATCGGTGTAACAATCCTCACAATCATAATGGAAGTTACTATGTCCTTCTTCGTCACATACCGGGAACGCATAGAAGTGATACCCTGGCTCACCTTCATACCTGATTTTTTCTCGGCTTATCGGATCATAAATAGACCATATTGTACCGAGCATGATTTCTTTGACATTCTTACCTATCTGTCGGGTGCTGATAGTGTCGGTATAATTGGCGTAGAGTGTTTCCAAACGTTCAGGACTTCTCGCTTCT